TATGCACTCCCAACGAGATCACGAATGAATGGGTACTTAAAGAAGCACCCAAGCTAGATAAAGAGTTGCTGTTATATATCGAAGGGACCGGTGAGTTACCGGTATTTCCCGAGTGGCTTTCGCCACTCGTGGAGCTATTTGTGTCCTCAATGGACGCAAAGTACCTTCGGTTTATACGGCAGCTTCTCTTGTTCTGCTATAAGGTCGAGTACGAACCAACAGATGAACAACTCAAAGCGGCGCAAGCCGTCTTCGAAGATACCGATGAAGCGATTGCTATATGGGATGATCATTTTGATCGAACTCATAAAGCATTTTATTCAGCGGCGCGACAAATAGTCGGTAGAGTAATCTACCGAATTAACTGGTCTGATATCATTCCATCTCATGGACCGGGGGCTGTTTATCCCTCGGCTCAACCATGTGACAAGAGTGATTTCAGTACCATCTATTCAACAATTGACCCTTATTACCCGTATTATGATTACTTCTGTGGGATTCCGAGCTTTGCTCAGGATCTTTGGAAAGAAAATAATAGAAGTTTAAGGCAAAGCGAGTCTATAGAGGCTCGCCTTGTTGCTGTCCCTAAAGATTCACGCGGTCCACGCTTAATATGCGTGCACCCTCGTGAGTCGATTTGGATTCAGCAAGGTTGTCGAAAGCTTCTGGAACGTGCTATCATGTCCAGTAAGTCCCCATGTCATGGAAGGATTACCTTCAATGACCAAGGGACCAATGGGAAGTTAGCACTTGAATCCTCTAAGAATCGTGAGTTTTGTACTCTCGATCTTAAAGAGGCAAGCGACCGCATCAGTTGTAAACTTGTGCGTTTTCTCTTTGGAGATTACGCATATGGATACCTCTCGTGCAGTCGTGCTTCAGAAGTGAAGTTACTAGATGGTCGCGTCATCAAGCTTAGAAAATGGGCTCCTATGGGGAATGCATTATGCTTCCCCGTTCAGAGCCTAATCTTCTACGCTTTGGTTCGTGCTGGCATTCGATCTCACTACGGTATTGACTGTCGTGAGGTCTTTGTCTTCGGAGACGATATTCTGTTTCCAACGAAGTACTATGATGGTGCCGTTCAAGCTCTTGCTAGGTCGGGACTAATCCCTAACCCTAATAAGACCTTTCGGCACGGATTCTTCCGAGAATCCTGTGGCGTTGACGCCTTCAAAGGTGTCAATGTTACGCCTCATAGGCTTCGGAGACTGGATGTTGAATCCGTTTCCGGTGCTATGTCCGTTTCTTCTCTTGCTAAACGCTTGAGAATCGACGGATTTCGCATGACCTCTGATGGGCTCTATCGTATGCTCTCTGATCACGGCTGGAAGTTACATTTGAGTAACAATCCGGACGCTCAGGGAATATTCAGATATGAGCCCTGTCAACTTGATACTCTCATGCGGTATGGATACGTGAGGTTTAACTCACGTATTCACCGATGGGAATCCAAGTTGCTCCTGGTTACCGGTACGATTCGTCGTATCCGCAATGATGCCTGGTGGCATCTCCAGGATTCGTTACTAAAGTTGGAGGCTTTGCCTCCTTCTGAAGGGACGGATCGAGGTTTGGAATACACGGTCCCACACCGTGCACGATTGAAACGTGGGTGGACGGAAGTCCGTTAAGGACTTCCCTATGGGCCGGGCCCCGTGAGGGGCCCGGTTCGTAGATAACCGTCTTCTTTTGTTTGTAATTTTTATTACATTCTATAGATGACAACTAACTAACTAGCGT